TTTTGGATCAAAACCTACTTGAATTAACTTGGCTGCAATGTCGGCACGTAGGTTTAAGCCAACATCTTTTGCGTCTGCTGCATCAATATTTTGCAGTGGAACTCTGTATTGATCTCCAGACTCACCAAGAGGTGCAAGATCTTCTACGTAACGGACGTCGTTTAGGCTTAGAAAGCCTTCGCGTAGGCCTTTTGTATAGGCATCATAGCGTTCTAGTGTTGTTCCACGCAGTAACGCATCAAGGTTGAACTTAATAAAACCATCTGATTCAGGAAGCAAAGGTGAGAGTGCTTGCTCAAGTCTTTCAAGCAAAGGACGTAAAGAATGCTGCACAAATGACAAGTTCTGGGCTTCAACGGATGCAAATGACATTGCCCCTGCAACAGGGTGGCCAAGCAAAGATACAGGTACACGGAATAGTCTAGCAATTTCTTCTACACCAAATCTACGTACTTCTAGAAGTTGTGCATCTGCAGCATTAAGGGTAAGTGGCTTAAATGTTGCTCCGCTGGTTAAAATGCCAAGCTTTCCGGCGCGATAAGGTCCTGTGTGAGACATATTCCAGTTGCGGGCAATGTCAGCGGCTTGTTCTTCCGTCATTTCACCTGGAGATTCAATAACTCCACCAGGATTTGCTGCATTTCCAAAATAACTTGCTGCATAAACTTCTGCAGCCATAGCTGATCCTAAAGTTATACGAGCTGCTGCAATAGGACCAAGTCCAAGTAACTGACCAGGTAATCTAAACATAGGAATGTGTAGCATTTCATTCTTTGTTAAAACCATGGTCTTTGTTGACAGTGGATCAAAAGGTTGTGCATTATCATAAAACTGATTTGTTGGATCTTGATTGGTTTGCCCAATTGTAACTATGTATTCAATCTCGCCCATTGGATCAGGACGACGTATACGCACCTGGAGTGGGTTTATGCAATAAAGCTCTTGAACGTCGCCCATATCGTCACGTACGGTTAGAATGAATGCATTGCCATGAAGGTTTAGCGATGAGATTACTTGCTCATAGAACTCTAAACGAGTTGAGTCTGGATTTGGCTTGTTTATCCATGCTGGCAATTCACCGTAAACAGATGCGTAGTTAATTCTTGATCGTCCACGGCGGACGTACGCTGAAAGCGGAAGAGAACTAATTGTGTCACCTAAAAGTCTTACGCAAGCATAAACAGTTGACATTCTAATTGCTGTATGAGAGTTTACATCTACTCCTGCTGGAGTTGCATAAAGAGCGCGACCAGGTAAATACGGTTCTAAGAACTGATTATTAGTTCTTTTTTCTCCTGTTTTGCGCAGTCTATTTGATAGACTCATTTAGTTGCCTTTCATCGTGGGTACTTCTTTATAGAAAGTTAGATTTTCTTTAAGTCTGTCGATCCATGGTGCTAATTCGGCAGCTTTTTTACCGTGTTCTACTGCTTCGTCTAATTTGTCCATATTGTAACATGCGATTGCAATTAGATCATGAGGTAAGTATCCCCAAGCATCTGATTCTACTAGATATTCTAAAGGTTGTTCTGTAATCCTTAGCGCAGCGTGAGCATGTGCGTAACAGTCTAACCAAAGACTCTTGGAATAGTAATACTGAGCAAGATCTACTCTAGGTTCTCGGCTGTTTGGCGATTCGGCAATTGCTTTAAGCAGCCAAGATTCTGTTTCTGCTTCTTCCATTTTAGCAAGGTATCTCATTGATGCTGCTCGCTCAGGTTTCCATTGAGCTTTAGGAAGACTTAAATGACGCTTAAACTCTTTCATTGCTTCTATACACTTATTATGAAAGAACAATTCTCTTGCATTATAGAAACAATTTCGATCATCTGTTGGATCTTCTAAAACCGATTGAGCAAGCAGATCAAAGTATTGACCTCTAGATTTAGTATCATCTGGATGATGATGGATTTCTAACTTTGTCCATTGTTGCACTTCATTAGTTGTGCAAGTTAAAACTTCATGTACAGGATGTTTCCATCTGTAGTTTTTTCTAGAATGGATTTTATCTCCGCCATAAGTTAAACCAGGTGATCCATCTGGATTCCATGACCAAGTGTATTTGTATCTTGGTCTAGTAATTCTGGATTCTAAAGATTCTAGTTCTTTGCGCCAGCCAACTTGAAGTTCTTCGTCCATATCTAAAGCTATACAGTAATCAATGTCTATAGGAAGCGCTGATAAAGCCGCATTTCTAGCATCATCAAAGCGCCAAGGTTTGACACCTATTTGAATTACATTTATACCTAGATTTTTTGCATATTTAACTGTAAGATCAGTTGATCCTGTATCAGCAATTAAAAGATAGTCTGCCTCTTTTGCGCTTTTGTACCAACGCTCAACAAAGGCTTGTTCGTTGAGAGCAATAGTATAAACAGCAATTTTCATTTGTCCCCCGACCTTTTTATTCGCTTATAATCTCATTCCAAGATATTGTTTCTTCGTTCCACGAATATTTTTTTCCATCATCAGGTTTAACAATAGGTGGATACCAATTAAAGTTTTGATCTAGTAACCAAGAAGGCCAAGGTTTTGGTGCTACAAATATGTCAGCAACTGCATTGTAACTGCCACCGACAGCAGCATATTGTCTACGAAAACTATTATTAAAAGATGTTTGCTTCCATAAAGAATGACCATGCAACTGCGTCAAAAAGTCAATTCCAAGTTGCTCTGATTCTATACCGTCATGAGTAATAACATCATTGTTTACAACATGAACTGCAAGAACGTTATTGTTTTCGTCTAACTTTGCAAAGTGTGCCATTAGAATGTAATGCTCCCATCGCCATTGAAGACATAAACTCCAAAAATTGGATTTGATGGTGAACCTGTAGTTGATGCAGCCGCAATAGATGTTCTAATAATAACAACTCCAGAACCACCAGCTGCGCCGTTTGCTGCAGGACTGCCGTAGCCTGGACCGCCACCCGAACCAGTATTTGTTTGACCAGCAGTTGCAGCACCTCCACCTGTAGTGCTTCCTGTACCACCACCGCCTGCTCCGCCAGCTGCTGGTGCGTTGCGTGGAGAATTAACTCGACCGCCGCCAGCGCCACCAGCTCTTGTAACAGATGTTCCAGTAATGCTTGATGCTAAACCGTCTCCACCTTTTCCAGACACGTTACCAGCTGCTCCAGCTTCTCCCGCACCGCCGCCACCGCCGCCCCAACCTGTATCATAAAACACTCCAGATCCGCCTGAATAACCTTGCACTGGAGATGCCGTTCTTGTACCGGGAGTATTATATCCCGCTCCACCGCCACCGCTTGAACCGCCATTACCAGCCGCTTGATCTTGGCTAGAACCCCCACCGCCACCTGTCGATGTTAAAGTACTAAGACCAGAACCAGCGATAGAAGAATTGCCACCTTCTCCGCCTTTAGTATTGCTACTACCGCTACCACCAGTGCCACCGTTGCCGACAGTAATTGTGTAAGTAGTGCCTCTTACTAAAGTTAATTTGCTTTCCGCTGCACCACCGCCGCCAGTAGTTGACCAAGAAGTTCTGTAACCACCTGCTCCTCCGCCTCCAAGACTTTGATTACCGTTTGCAGAGTTTCCTCCACCTCCGCCGCCGCCGGCAATTACAAGGTAGTCAACAACTCCGTCCCAAGGAATGCCAGTGGAAAAGCCAAAACCACGGGCAGAAGCTCCAGCAAATGATTCTAGTATAGGCATTTGATTCCCCTTAAGCGAACTTGGTTTGTGTTTCTAGCACTGTGAAAGTCGCAGATGCTGTTTTAATAATTGTAAAAGTGTAAGCGTCAATGGCAGACGCGTTGCCACCCGTAATTGCCGCAGGCACTTTTGGTGTTACTGAATTACCGTCAATAGTAATTGCACTTGGATAGTAAGCAGTTGTGCCATTGGTATTAAGCCAAACAACAGTAAGTGAATCACCTGTGTTCATAAAAGTATTTAGTGAGACGCTACTTGAATATCTAAAGTTAAGAGTATGATTTGCAGTTGCATTTGATGTGTAGTACCAAACTGATGCAGTTGCAACATCAAGGTTTATTGTTCCTGTAGCAGCAGAAGCTACAACGTTTACATCTTCGTTTAAACCTCTAACTATGTTATCAGTAAGAGTTCCAGTTGCAATGTTAGATGAACTAAGACCAACATTAGTTGCGGTATTTACAACTGGACTTGTCAAAGTTTTACTGCTTAAAGTCTGCGCAGTTGTCTTATCAACGGTAGTTGAAGTATCAATTGATAAAGTTACAGTTCCTGATGTACCACCTCCACTTAAACCAGTGCCTGCAGTTACACCTTCAATGTCACCAGCAACAGTACTCCAACTTGTAGTAGTACCATTAGTAGTTAAATACTTTCCTGATTGACCAGTTTGACTTGGTATATCAATTGAATATGGTAAACTTGTCCATGCAGTCGAACCATTACCAACTTTCAATTTATAAGTATCTGTTTCAATACCCATTTCGCCAGCCGCAAGTGTTGGATTTGTACTGGTCCAGTTTGCTGCCGTATCTCGGCGTTGTTGCATTCTTGCTGTCATGATTCCTGCTTTCGCTTGTTTAGAAGGTTACTGTCGCCCCGCCAGCGTCAATTGTATAAGTCCAAGATGAAGTAGTTGATGATCCTGCATTATAAATAATGTCGGTATTTGCAACATTACCACCGTCAAGATAATCAACAACTGGGTTATCTGCACCTTGTGATCCTGTTGGACCTGTTGCTCCAGTTGGACCAGATTCTCCAGTAGGTCCTGATGCTCCAGTTGGTCCTTGAATTCCCTGAGATCCTGTTGGTCCTGTAGATCCAGTTGGTCCAGTTGCACCTGTTGGTCCGGTTGGACCTTGAATTCCTTGAGAACCTGTTGGCCCAGTTACGCCTTGAACACCTTGAATTCCTTGAGGACCCGTTGGACCTTGAATACCTTGTGGTCCTGTCGGACCTGTAACTCCTTGGATGCCCTGAATACCTTGAGGACCAGTTGGACCTGTCGGTCCTTCAATTCCTTGTGGACCCGTTGGTCCTGTGATTCCTTGAATTCCTTGGTTTCCCTGCGGACCTGTAGGCCCTGTAGATCCTTGTATTCCTTGCGGACCAGTCGGTCCAGTTGCACCAACGTCTCCTTGAATTCCTTGAGCACCTGTTGGTCCTGTTTGTCCTTGCGGACCTGTTGGACCCGTTACTCCCTGAATTCCTTGCACACCTTGGATTCCCTGAATGCCTTGTGCACCGGTAGGTCCTGTATTTCCAGTTAAGCCAGTTGAACCTGTAGGACCAGTTGCACCAATCGCACCGGTTGGACCTGTTGATCCTTGAATTCCTGTTGCGCCAGTAGGACCTGTCGGACCTGTATCGCCTTGAATACCAACTGATCCATCTAAATTAACTTGCCAAGATGTATAAGTTCCAGAACCGGTATGTTTAGCAATTGTTACAACCAGAACACCAGTTGTTCCATTATATGAAACAACTTCACCACGCATGGTGTTATTTACGTCGTATGAAATTACAACGTTTTGAGATGCTGAATAATCTAAATTAAGATCAACAGTTGTTAAAGTTTTTGTACCATTGCCAACTAATAGTGAAGTAGTAGATGTTGTTTTGTATCTATCTCCATCTAAGCCAGCAGATCCTGTTGGTCCTGTTGGTCCAGAAACACCTTGCGGACCAGTTGGTCCTGATGCTCCTGTTGGACCGGTCACAGTCGAAGCTGCTCCTGTTGGACCTGTAGATCCAGTTGGTCCTAGTGGACCAGTCGGTCCTTGGATTCCCTGAATACCTTGAACGCCTTGAATTCCCTGCGGTCCAGTTGATCCTGTAGGTCCGGTTACAAATGAGTCTGCGCCAGTTGGACCGATTGGTCCTGTTGGTCCTTGTATTCCCTGAGGTCCAGTTGGACCTGTGAAACCTTGAATGCCTTGAGCTCCTGTAGGACCGGTTGGTCCAGTAACTCCTTGAATTCCTTGCGGACCGGTGGGACCTGTTGGTCCCTGAATTCCTTGAGGTCCTGTAGGTCCAGTTACACCTTGAATGCCTTGTGATCCCGTTGGTCCTGTTGGACCTTGGATTCCCTGCGGACCAGTTGGACCGGTCGGTCCTTGAATGCCTTGAATTCCTTGAGCGCCAGTTGGACCTGTTGGACCTTGCGCTCCAGTTGGACCTGTTACACCCTGAGGTCCAGTTGGTCCTGTGACGCCTTGAATACCTTGAGCTCCAGTTGGACCTGTTACACCCTGAATACCTTGAGAACCTGTAGGTCCAGTAGATCCGGTAGGACCAGTTGCACCAATAGAACCTGTAGGACCAGTTGGTCCTAGTGCACCTTGAGGACCAGGAGCTGAAACAGCAACGGTATTATTAGTTTCATTGATGGTGACTTTATTGGCTGTCATTATCGTGTCACCTGCTCTGCAACTGTTAATTGACCTTGGATAAGTCGAGAAATGTTAGAACCTGAAGTTAATTCTAGATCGTAAACATAAAGACCTGCATCAAGTAAACCTGTTTGAGTAGCTGTTGCATTGATTGTAATAGTTCCTGTAGCACCAACAATAGTAATACCGCCATTAGCTGTTGTTAAAGTTAAATCAGCAGTTGCAGAATTATAACTTTGGCGTAGTTGCATTGACGCAGTATAGCCAGTTAGATTAACTGCAACGTTGTTAGAATCAGTGTAAACCAGTACGACTGACCAAATAGAACCTTGATCAATAGTTGTGTTATAGATACCAGCGGTCATCAATTAGCCTTTTCTGTAGCCCAAATAAGAAATCCGCCTACCGTAATAAAGGCAAGTGGAACAGAGAACATAGCGACCCCGACTGCGACAAGAATTACTCCTGCCAATTCTACAAATAAAGAAAAGTCAATTTTTTTCATGATGCTCCTCATACTTGTATTGAGAAATACCTGGAAACAGGTTCTTTAGGTCCAGGAGGTTGTGTTGCTCGGTCATAACCAAAGATGGAAGCAACCGCAGCATCTACTTTTCTTCTAGATGATGCCTTAGCAACCATGACACCTCGTGATGATTGTTTTGTCACACAGTTAGCCACATGCCTAGCAAGACGTTCATCACCATCGTGCGTAAATGACTTATTAACTACTGCTTCATAAAACTTTTGTGTTGCAGGAACCATACGTTCTGCTGAGTTTGGATAAGAAACGCATGGCAAACCATCTTCATCTAGCACCATGAAAGTTCTATTCCATCTTGCAGGATCAAAAACAATCTCTTTTACATTAAATCTGCCGTCTCTACAAGCATCCATAATGGTCTTTTCGACCTCTGCAACAGGCACATGCCACGCTTGATCAGCATCAATTGGTCTTTCCCATAGTCCTACAACCATCAGATGTGGTTTTTCAGAACCTATAAGCCACGCAATTAAGGCTGTTGAGTCGTTAGAGAAGGCTCCATCGAATGCGAGAATGACATCTTCACCTTGCATTGGCACTCTGTCCTTGTCAACCAATGCATCCCAGCTTCCGGTAGGAAGCCATGCAGTAGCTGTTGAAACAAAGCAGTTAGTTCGCTTAGTTCGAAATTCTGCTTCTGGTGTTCTAAGCACCGAAGACTCAAAATCTTCAGAGTCGACAATGTCGTTAAAACCTGGGTTTGATTCTTCCCACATGAATCGTTCTCGATGATCTCCCTCAACATTCTTTGGTTCCCACCAAGCAAAGAAGAATGACGGATCTTCTAATTCCTTTTTAACTAGCTGCTGTCCATACTGGTAAAGTGAATAACACAAAGAATCTTGACCATCAGTCTGTGTTTTTACACCTGCTGTAGTAATACCAAACAGCAAAGAGTCAGCTCTTGCGCCTCCGGCAAGAGACATTACATCCCAAAGTTCGCGATTTGGCTGCGCATGAACTTCATCGAAGATCACAAGAGGTGACGGATTTAGACCTTCTTTTGTGTAAGCCTCTGCCGAGAGGACTTTATAGACAGAACCAGTATCTTTATATTCAATTGTGTCGCGGTAAAGAGTAAACATTTTTGATAATTCAGGATCTAATTCGACCATACGTTTAGCAGTACCAAACACAATTCGTGCTTGATCTCTATC